CTGGCATAAAAAGATGCTTTGCCATACCAATACCTAAAGTAGTAATATCCATATCAACTCTCTTTCGAGTGTCACTATAATGACTCTCTTGAAATAAAGTATCTATAGCTTCTTCTGTTGCAATCTCAATAGCTGGCTTGTAATTCATTTGCATGAAAAGCTCTAACTCTGCATCATTTTCTGGTAAATCTTCTTCTTTTGTTTGAAAAGCATCAATACCAAAATCAGATTCAATTTGTTGAAGTAATGGTTTAGCAAGCATATCACCTTCAACCATTTCTTGATATTCATTTCTTTTTTCTGCTGACAATGCATCTTGAGCAACAGCTTTTACTTTAAAAAGCCTATCGTTCATTCCGTTAACTACAATGTCTACAAATTTTGGTATTATAGGTACTGGAGTCCAATCTAAATTTAAATAAGATAAATCACCATCTACTGCTAATTCATTTTTATATTTAGAAACTGATTGTTCTCCACGAGCATAAAGTCTTAGTCTGTTAAAATCACCCCATTGTGAGTAAAACCTACAAGAACCACTATCTCTCCTAAACCATTCGTATTGTATTGCTTGCCCAACCTGTAGTCCAAACTCCATTGTGTCTTTAACAGAATCTGAAACAAATTGGTCTGGAAATGCAGAGGCATTTACTTGTATCTTTACGTCTTTCATTTATTAAGTAATTGACTAACTGAATTCTTATTATTATATCTTGCAAAGTTAATGCTTATTTTCGATTTTTCTTTAGCTGGGGTATACAAGTGTTTTTGATTAGCCATGATTGCTAACCCTGAACTTATAGAAGCATCAAACTTAGTTCTATTGTTAATATCAAACTTTGCCCAATCCTCTAATGTTCTTTGAAAATACATTACACCCATCTCATCACTATCTCTATAATTTTGAACTAAATCTAAACCTACATGCTTTTCTATGTAAGATTCTATTGCAGAAGCGTGAGATTGTTTTACATCCTCACTTGAATTTGGTATACCACCTAATTCTTTTTCTGTTTTGGATAATTTATTAAATGTTTTGTCAGGCCTATTTGTACTAAACCCTCTATAACCTCTATTTTTAAAATGATAGAGTAATCGAGGTTTATTGTTTTCACACAATATTGGCATCCCATAAAACACACAAGCCATTAATACTTCTTCAAAAAATATTTCTGCAGTCTGAGGACGTGCTATATATTCTAAAAAAAACTCATTACTTGGAGCGTTATCCATATTAAACTTTGTCATACCATGCAAAGAACCATTAGATCCCTTCCCTACAACAACTCCAGAAATATCATAAGAGTCACAACCAAACGATCCAATGTGTTCGTTCCCTGGATATTTCCTCCCATTTTTTATTGTTACTTTATTTTGTAACGACATTTCTGGTAACCAAGATACAAAAAATCTTCCTCTTTTATCTGGAGTCCAAATTACCCTGGTATCTTTAACTCCGTTATGCCAAGAAAACGATCCTTGAGTTATATTTTGACCCATAATTAATGAGTCATTATAATCAATTTGTTGATATATTTTAGTTAAATTAAATAAAGACTGTTTACTTTCATCTCTAAATGCGTGAGACTCAGTTCTCGGAAACTGTCTATAAAATTCATTTAAAGCATCAGGGTCATTAGATAATGAATCAACCTCGTTCTGCCAGTAATCTATAGCTCCTTGATGTATCATTTCACCGTCAATTCCTAATACTGGACTTGATGGATTATTAAATACAGGCATTCCATACCTATCTATAAACCCTTCCATATTCCACTCCATTGGGATAAAAAGTGAATATAACCCACTTTTAGTTTGACCATTAGAGTTTCGTGATCCCACATTAGAATCGTTATATAATTTTTTAAAATTACCACCACCTTTCTCTAATGCATTAGATGTAGAACCCATCATACACTTACCGACTATTTTACTACCTAAACGTAAACAAGTTTTTGTAACCCTCCAGTTATTTAAAATATTATCAGGACGCTCCCATTTACCACTTTCATCGTGTAGTAGTAGTCGAAGCTTCTCACCATCATAACTGTTGTCTCCAGTATTTTTCCAATCAATAGTAGTATCTAAACCTTCAAGCTCTTGCTCTTCGTTTAAATACATATTTTTTTTAGTAATTTTTGCAGCAGGAACTCTATAAGCTAATTCAGTTTTTGGCTTATCCATACCATCTTGTATAGGTTTAAAAAAGAATGGATAATTATTAGATATAGGAACAATTTTATCTGTAAACATTTTTTTTGCATCAGATCCAGTTTTAGAAAGTATACCTATACGAGCATCTTTAGTTATTGTACCCATATTAACTCCCTCGCATGAGGCCATAAATGAAAAGCCAGAACGTCTTATTTTTAAGTAATCCATTCCAAAACTTCTTTTGTCTGCCTTACAGGCTTCCCAAAAAATATAAAATATTCTGTTAGCTTCTCTAAAGTCTGGAAATCCAACATCAATCTTAGTCCACTGTAAATACATGTAATGCGTTCCAGTGATGTAAGTAGGAACTCCTTTATTTATAAACCAAAAACCTTCTTCTCTAAAATTAAATTCATTTTCAATATAATCTACCCACTCGTTTTTAAAACTCGAAGGAGTATCATGCCATTGAAATATAGATTTAATTCTTGTTAATTGTTTTGGTAATATTTTAGCCTCCCAGTATTGGTCTTCTTTTTTTTTAGATCTTTTAAAAATGTCTTTAGGAGCTTTGGGAAGCGCAACATTTAAACCACTAATATTTATTATCTGATCAATTTGACCTGTTTTAGACACTACAACAAAATTGTATTTTTCATTATAACCGTAGGTCCAGGTTCTTGCTTTGTTTTTTGTAGTCAAAACATTTTTAGGAACTATATTTTTTAGTTCTATATATATTTTATTTTGATCTTGATTCTGCAAATCCTTTTGGTGTGTTATTTACTTTAGTATCAACTCCTTCTAATAAATCTTTTTCCTCTTGTATTTTTTTTAAAATTTCAAAAGCATCCATAATACAAAGTTTTTTTGTGGCAGCTGCATTTTTTAATCTATCTGCAGCTAACTCATCATCTGTACCATATTTAATAATGTCTTCCTTCGCCACTTTGATCAGTTGTCTGACCGCCTCGTGTCCTGCTTCTATTATTTTTAATTTTGTTTCGTTTGTATTCATTTTTAATACGCTTTACTTTTTTTATTGGATAAACTTCTTCACCTAAATCATCCATCCAATCCCATTCTCTACTCATAACACCACTGTAATATTTCTTGTAAACATCCTATATAGTTTTTCATCATCTACTACAAATTCGTATTCAGAGTTAGGCTCATATAAAACCTCATCACCTACTTTAACTCCTTTTTCAATTAACTCATTATTAATGTATTTTACAATACCTCTCAATGGTTCATTTTTAGAATTTTTATCAAGATAAGATTTTTTTGCTTTTAATGGTTTTACAAAACAATACTTGCTATAACCCATCCAATTAGATTCTTCTTTACTTTTATAAAGATAAAATTGATCTGGATCTACAAAAAACAAATTGTCTTTAAAAAAACTTTTACCACTTTTTCTACGACCATACATGTCGTTGTAAAACTTAAACACGTTATGATGCACTAAAAGTATGTCACCCTCTTTTATAGGGCCTTTATAATGTATAGGAGTAGAGACTACAATCGCAAAACGATTAGAAGCTTTATGGTCTTCTTCTGAAGTGCTTGTGATGAATTCTACATCACCGTAGTTTTTGATGTTGTCATACCTTCTATTGTTATAAGGTTTAACAATAAATGAGTAAGGAGATTTCATTAAAAGTTTATATTATATTCTAAAGATATAGGTAGAGTGCATTTAAATTCCTTCCAAAGTAAAATTTCATCTTTTTTCATAATCCATATCTTATATGAATCTGCTGAAACATCATGCTGTATAAGATGTATTCCATAACTGCCGCCTAAAACATCCTGGCCTACTATGTAATGCATAGCACCAGACTTATAGTCTGCTCCAATTGAAATTTTTCTTATGTCCATTTTTAATTTGGCTAAACAGCCTCAGTTGAAAGAACTCCTGTATTACTAACAAGAAGTCTCCAAACGCTATTATCTGGCGCAATTAATTTAACAACACCACCATCTATTATAAAATTAGAAAGCGTTGAAATTTTACAAGACTTAGTCATTAGATCATTTTCTGCATCAGTAAGAATTAAATAATCATTTGAGTCAATAACTGTAATATTTGGGTACGCTGATGTGTTGCTAATTTTTGCCATGTTTTTTTATTCTATAACCTCTGCTGTTTCAGCTGGTTGATTTTCTTTTACTTCTCCAGTTGCTAAATCAATAACAGAATTAGCTCCATACTTTTCTGACAACTCTTTTTCAACAGACGAAAACTTTCCTCTTATTGTATCCAAGTCTTTCGTATATAAAACTTGTTGATAAACTGAATCAGCTAACTTTAGTTTTACTTGAGTAAATTCCTGATTAAGAGCTTGTAAATTCTGTAACTCTTCTGGTGTTAAATTTTTTGACATTTTAGATTATTTTAGATTAAATTTATATACAAATATAATAAATATTATTTATTCATCGTCAACAACTTCCTCTTCTTCTTGCTCAGGATCTGAAGGCTGTACTACTGGAGTTTCTTCAACAGGTGGTTCTGGCTCTGGACTTTGCCAAGTAAAATACAAGTCTTCGTTTACTGGTGTAATTTGAGATTGTATGCTTGCAGCTATACTTGCTTGCATTGAAGGAACATCTAAAGAACCTTCTAACCAACCAATAACCACGTTCTCAAAAGCCTCAGTATCCTCATAAGGAGTAAAAGGATCACCTGCTACATACGTGTAACTTTGAGTTCCAATATTAGTTGACGAGTAAGTTTTACCTCCAGACTCTTCAGAACCTGTGTATCTGTAATGAACTGTGTAAATTACATTGTCTTGTCCATCTGACTGAATGTGAGCGTTCATTGCTGGAATGTCCCACGTATAAATAACTGCCATTGATTTTTTTTTAAATTAATTTATTTGTACAAATATACAAATTTTAAGTTTATGTTATGGTGGACTACATATATCTAAATTAGTAACCACTCCGTTTAAATTAGAGAATGTTAAATAGCTTAATCCTAAGTTTATATATCTATCTGCTGTAGTCGTTGTGCCCGCTGAATTAGTGTATACTGTATCTCCTACTTGTGGATATGAAGCGCTACCATTGTGCCAGTAATTTGTATTTGCTGATTGATCACATATAAACTT